GATATCGTGCCATCGATGCGATCTTGATCCACTTCCGAAATCGATCGATCGGAATGTAAATAAAAATAACGCATGGTTTGTTCCTGCGTTAAAGTATTAAGCCATACAACCGAAAGTTTTGATAATACTTGCACTTTGTACGTTTCTTTGCATGTGTAAATGTCTGTTATCGTTGTATCGATCTGCATCGGCGATTGATCTTTTTTATGAATCGATATGATCAAATGATCTTTCGTAAATTCGAAATCAAGAAAAATTCCGTATTGCTCTTTGATGTTTCCGATATACGTTTTCAAGTTATAAATGCCATCTTCGGCGGATGGTTTTGCGCTTACTTTTGTATGTGTCAATACATTACATTTGATATATGACATATCAATAAAAGCATCGCCGGATGCCGAAAAATACGTTTCAATTGTCTTTGAGATAAAATCTTCGATGCCTGTTGTTTTTATGACATCAACGTCAGAAAGAATAATTTTACGATCAAAGATCCGTTCAATTTCCAAGCATGAAACTGTATATTTTTTTTCGCCGTCTGCGTTGTCGATGCTGTCAACGATTCCAACAAATTTATTTTCTCTTTCATCCTTCAATACAACGAAATCTTGATCGGATGCGTTGGGATTTCCTGCGATCGTGATTTTCGTTTTGCCGCCAAGATTAAGATCGTGCGCGATGGAATATGAATTTGTTTCAACGCAATTCAAAATTGAAAAATCTTTTTTTGAAATGAAATAACATAGCATAGTTATACTACCTCATACATTTTGTATATCGTTGCGGAAATGATGTTTGTGCTTTCACTCGATGAATCAAAAATAATCTTGCTATTGCCTACCGGGATTTTGAAGAAGTTATCTTTTGTTATATCAAGTAAATACATCAAATTTGTTTCTTCTGATCCCGAAACAAGCGTTGCTTCAAGCATGCCATCACGCGAACAATATCGGATGTGTTCCCCTTCTTCCACAACAACCGGGAACGCAACTTCATACAACGTTTCGTTGTCTTTTACGATGTGAATTGCAGGATTGACACAATAGCCGTATATGTTGCACTCGAACGGCGCTTCAACATGACCGTCATTATGAATGATCGTTTCATATGTGCCATAATCTCCATACGCGAAATCATATTGATAATCATATCGCTTTTCGTTGTCTGTTGGTTCGAAAATAAAGCGGTTATTGTTTCGCAAATAGTACAACGATTTGCAAATGAATGTAACAGATATCGGAAGCGTTGCCCCGGTTTTCTCTGTTTTCTTGATCTCTGAAATATCAATATCGCGGATGTATTCCACGCCATCGCCCGGATCATATACAAGATATAGCAAAGAAGCTGCGGCGCAAAAATTATAAAATTCATTGAACTTTTGGTTTGCGCCCGGATCTATAAATTCAATTTTGCCGCCCACTTTTGACTGTGCAACATGTGTTTTGTTACGCAAAAAGGAATTTCCAATGCGAATATATGATGCATCGTGTTTAATCCCTAAACCGGAAGGACTGATCATATAAACGCGGTTGCCCCATAGTGAAAAGCGTTCGTTCTTTTCGTTTTCAACATAAAATTTTCGCATCTTCTAACCTCCTAAAGCAACGCGCCTAATGATTTATTCACATAATTCACAAATTGCGTTTCGCCAATGTTGACAACTCCTTCTTTTTCAAGGATCGCCGAAAGCAACGTGATCATTGTATCAAGCTTGTTTGCAACTTCTTTGTAACCGATCGGATCGCCGTTTTCTGTTAGCGGCGTAACGCGTGCGCCCTGCGGAAGATCAATCAATTCCGCGCCTGCTTCTCCAACAATTGCCGATCCTTCTTCAATCGCCGTTCCGCCCTCTGCAAGATATGGGATCTGTCGCGCGCTAACTGTTGAAAGATTAAAGCCAAACGATGATACTCCTGTTAAATCTGTAACCCATCCCGGAACATCAATTTTTAATTTGTTCAATGCATTAACAACCGAATTGATTCCGGATGTAATACCGGAAATCATACCGTTTATAATGCCGATAATCGCATTGATCGGCGTTTTAACTGAATTGATCATCATTTGAAAGATATTCGAAATGATGCTTTTTAAATTCTCAAATGCCGCTTTCCAATTTCCTGTAAAAACATTTTTGATAAAATCAATGATGCCGGTAAAAATCTTTTGCAATAATGCGATTTGATTTTTGATATATGTAACCGCTACATTGACAACGTTTTGAATGATCTGCGCCATTGTCTGAAATGCATTTTGCAATCTTGCAAGCACAACATCAATTAAAATCGTCATGATCTCAATAAGCGGCGGCAATACGATTTCTAATAATTCAAGAAGCGGCGTGATTAACATCATGCATGCTTCGATGATCGGATTCAATAATTCAATGATCGGTTGCAAAAATGGAAGCAATGCTTCGATCAATGAAATCAACATCGGCATAATTGCATCAACGATCTGCAAGATCGGCGGCATAAGCTTATTAAACAATTCTACTAATACCGGAAGCACCGCTTCGATGATCTGCATAAAAACGGGCATCAACGCGCCCAAAAATGAAATCAGCATCGGCAAAACGGCATTGATCACGTTGCTGATTTGCGGTAAAAACTTTGTAACCAATTCCATCAACGGCGGAAGCAGGCTTTCAAATAGTTGCGTAATAACCGGCGTAAGTCCTGCGATCAAACTTTCGATCAATGGCATGTTGTCTTGAATCATTTGAACTACTTGCATGATTAAAGGGATCAAGGCATTTCCAAGCGGCAAAAGCATCGTTTCGAAATTGCGCTTCAATCCTTCAAGCATACTTCCAAGATCGTCATATTTGATTTCGTTGATTTCTGCAAGCGCATCTTTTGTATAGTCAAGTTCTGCATCAAGTCCGGACAATGCGCCGATTGCTTCCGCGCCCATGTCCTCCCACATCGTACCAAATAGCGCAACGCCTGCCGTTGTCTTTTCTACGCCATCCGGCATTGATGCAAGTTCATCCATGATAATTTGTGTCATGTCTGCCGCTTCTTGTCCGCCTTCATTGAAAATCTGAAACATAGAATCGGCATCATATCCCAAATACTCAAATGCCGCGCGGCTTGAATCGGAACCATCCTTTGCGCGAATGCCAAATTCCTTGACGGCATCGCCTAATTTATCAACGGAAAATGTACCGTTCTTTGCGCCTGCCGAAAGCATCTTGAACATGTCTTGCGATGACAACCCTAGATCTTTAAAATGCACCGAATATTCGTTGATAACGTCAAGTAAATCATCATTCTGATTCAATCCATTTTGTGCGCCTTGCGCTATCATGTTGTAAGCTTCTTCGCCGGATAACCCGAATTGATCCATCAATGCGTTTGCCGCGCGAACACTTTCCGAAACTTCAAATTCGAACGTGTCGCGAAGCATGAGCGCGTTTGTTGTCATTTCTTCCAAATCATGCGCGCCCATTCCTTCGCCCATAACTTGTTTAATCGTTCCCATTGATGCCGCGATATCCTCGAAGGATTCGCCGAAATTATTGTTATAGATGCGAAGCATTGCATCTTCATAATTTCCCAACTGATCAACGGCAACGCCTGTTTGCGCCGCAAATCCATTCATTGCTGTATCAACATCGGTTGCGACATTTATTGCGGCTGTGCCTACGGCAACCGCCGCGCCTGCGGCGGCTGTTGCAATGCCTGCCGCCCATTTCCCGGCGGTCGCGATGCCGTTTATAAATGATTCCGATAATTTACTTGATTTTTCTTCTGTTTGTGATATGCTCTTTTCTGCTTCGCTTGAATCAACGAAGATTGATCCCATTAACGAAAAAATTGATAATGCCATCGCCGCACCGCCTTTTTACTCAAACATTTTTTTAATTTCTTCTATTTCTTTCATGCATTCATATACCGGGCGCGTGTCAATGTTTCTTCCTGTCACTTTGTCAACGTAAGCATCAAACGAAATGAATGTTTCCTTCGTCATGTGCGGAAGTTGAACAACCCATTGCAAGAAGTATCTGTTTTCTTTTTCTTTTTCTCTTGCTTTGGCGATGATCCGCGCGGCTGTGTCAATATCTGTTTGCATGATGTATTCTAAATTTCCGTACCTGTGTAACAACAAATCGATTATTTCTTCTTGATCAATTGTGCTACACGTTTGAAAAAATTTTTCCACTTCTCCAAGTCTGCGACTTCTTCCAAACGATCCAACATTTCAATTGGATCCATGTCGCGAACTTCTTCCCATTCACATTCGAAAAGATCCGCGATAAAAATATATATTTCTTTTTCTGCATTCTCTGCGGTTGCCTTTTCGATAATTCCTAAAATCAGATCGATTCCATAATCAATTTGAACTCTTTTTCCTTTGTTTTCTTCTGCTTGTTTTGCTACTTCTTTGATCTCATCGCGCACGCCAATTCTTGAAATCAATCGACATGCCGAAAAAATATCGCTTGTTTTTAAATTTCTCATGTTTACCTCCGACAATTTGCACGTATGCGAAAAAAGTGACCGCACACGATGCCCTCATTTTAATTTTTATTTGCTTCGTTGAATGTTTTATCATCAAAACATTTTCTTTCGTCTACGCGCCTTCTACGGCGTTTTAAAGCTATGCGCATTTTTTAACTATTTTTCAATGCAAAAATGAAAAGGATCGGCGTTGTTGCCGATCCCTTTCATGCTTTTATGCTGTTGTTTCTGCTAATGCCGGATACATTGCTTTTAACGATGTAAGCATTGTTAAAACATTCATGGTCAATTTTGCGCGTTCTGAATCGATAACAAGTCGATCTTTTACGCTTCCCTTATCGCCGTCTGCGTTTATGTCGCGGAACTCTCTTTCAACTGTGAATTGTCCGCCGCCCCTGCAAAGTGCAACATCCGTTCCATCGATGGCAAAAACGCCCAAGCCTAAAAGAATTTCTTTTGCGCCTGTTGCTGTTGATCCATCAATTTCAATCTGCCAAGGACAAGCCGTTTCATCCGTTGCCTGTGTATCTGCGTTGCTGTAGCATGCTTCAAATTCTAACGCCGGAACAACTTCGCTTTTCTCTGCTAACGCCCAATCAATATTGCCTTTGTTGATTGCATCGGTCAATGTGATTTTTACGGCTGATCCGCCTTTGGTTTTTCCCGTCCATGTAATTTCATGAAAATCCGTTGCGGCAATATTGCCGCCGTTGCCTTTAATAATAGACATTGCTTAACCTCCTATTTCATAATTTTGTATTTGAAATTTTAATTGCCTGTGAATTATGGTTTTATCTTCATCATCAATCGGCTTTCGACTGATCCGGTAAAAAGTCGGAAGAACATCAACGCCGGGCATATTTGCCGCATTGAACATTTTTTCAATGCGATCCGTTATTTCTTCAATCCCGGAAGTATCTTTCCCCTTCCCCCAAACGTCAACGATCAATATCAGATCATCGCGGTTGATATCCCCTAGATCGATATTTTCGAAATCATACACCGCATACGGATAACGTTCTTTTGCATCCGCCATTCGATAATAGCATTTCACTATTCCATCGATATTTGATTGAATAATCGTTCTTAAAGCATTTGTTTTACTCATCCGCGCCGCCCTCGTAATCTTCTTCACTAATCAATGCCAATGCACGCGCTTCATCCGACAACGCCGAAAGATATTGACTTTCAATGTCGATAATCATCGCAATATTGTCTTGTACCGCATGTGTTAGCAATGCATGTTTATCCGTTTTCGATGTTCCCAATTCTTGAAAGCCGCCATAAAATCCGTTAGGTTTTACGCCGACTTGCAATTCAATTTCTTTTTGTTTGTATTTAACCCAATATTGCGCCGCTTTTCCTACTCTGCCGGAATGTTTCCGGAACTTTGCATAATAATCATCGCGGAATTTCTTGCAAACATATTTCCCAACATCGCGCAATGCCGCGCGTGTTAGTTCCCGGATCGTATAGTTGACACGATCGACATTTTGTGTATATGTTACATTTCCATCTTTGCTTATCTTTGTTACGCTTTTAGGAATTGCCATCTTGCACAACCTCCATTTTTACACCGCCATAACAAACAAGTTCAATCTCATTTCCTGCTCTGAATGTTCGCAAAACTTTATACAGAAAATTGTTGTGGATCACTTCTTCTTGATTGTCATAATCAAGATAATCGGATATCACAAATTTGATTTCCGGCTTCAAGCCTTGCGCCTGCGCTTGATAAAATTCCGATTGTCCGATGCTCTTTAATTGCGCAAACCGGATTGATCTTTCTTCTTGCTCGACTTGATCCCCGACTCCATTTGTCACGCAAGTTTTTTTGACTAAATAAATCACTTCGTTAAACATTGTCTTGCTCACTTTCTGCGGCGTATGTGTCGCATAAACTTAAAGCATCGCGAAGATTATTATATGCTTGTTCGTGTCGATCCCCTTTTCCGTTGAAGTCATATTGCCATTTACAATATAATTCCGCCGCCTTATAGATCAAGGCATCTTCGGAATCAATAACCGCAACATTTTTTGAGATCCCCACGCGTTGCAAGTCAAGCATGCAAGCGTTTATATTTCCTGTGATATCGGTATCAAGTGAATTATGAAAAATTCTAAGTGACAATTTTATTTTTTCAAGCATCTTTAAACCTCCGTTTTTATAGAAAACGGCGGCAAGCTGTCGGAGTAGCCACGCCGCCGAATCTAACAATATTATGCTGTTGTTGTTAAACGAACAATGCCATCATCCTTTGAAGGCTTTGAATCAAATACCGCAAATCCGCGATAGTCAATTGCGCCGCGTGTAAAGCCGCTGTTTGCATTGCTTTCAACTGTAACATCTTCTGAAAGATTTCCAACAACATCAAGCCATCTTCCCAAATACAGATCCTTTGATGTTGTCTTAACGTTATCATCCTCAATGACCGGATAACCGCAAAGCGTTTTTGATTCCGGATCAAAGATTGGGCGTTTGTTGCTATCTGTGATTGATCTGATATCACTCCATAAAACTTTTTTGTTTACAAGGAATTTTGCTTCGGCATCATAAGCCGCCGGAAGTAACCCGATCAGATCCATGATGTTCTGATATGTGTAAGCCGCTGTTGCTTCGATTTGGTTTTCGCCTGCTGTAAACTCAATTGCGGCAATACCATTTGTTTCATCGTTGATGATATAATCATCAATGGCTCTTGCGATATCTCCGGCAAGCATGTCAACGATCCAATTTTCAAACGCTGAAATGCTCATTGCTTTCGCGCTCTTTGAGATTGAAATAACCTTCATGAACTCGAAGCCGCCAAGTGTAACAGATACCATTGTGTCGCCTGCATCCGCCATTTCTTTGTTTTCTGTAT